TTCTGAATTATCTAAGTAAGTTGTGTGAATGTAAGTAATGTTTTCTTTTGTGCCATTAACTCCGTCAGGAACTCCTCTGTTTTGAAAGAACCTTTGATATATCCAGTTCTCTTTTGTAGTAGGGTTTAGAATTAATATACATCTGTTCTTAACGTTCTTTGCTCTAATACTAAAATCAATCTTATCAAAACTCTCTTCGTCTGTAAGCTCTTCTGCCTCATCTAAAACAAACGAACTAACACCTTGAATAGATTTAAGCTTTGCTGTTTGGTCTCCACTTGATGTTCTAATACCACTAAAGTATATTGAACTGCCTGTTAAATTATTAATGATTTCTGTTTTAGTAACAGTAAACTGGTCAAGTATACCCATTAACTCTAGCTTCTCAATAAACTCTGGTATAATTGACATACCTGCTGAGGTCATTGTATAACGAGTAAATAATATTCTATGTCCTTTTTCGTAAGTAAGTAATACTAAGAATGTATTACAGGCAAATGACTTCCCACTGCCCCTTCCCCCTGTAATTACATAGTATCTGCTATCTGAATTAAATAGAGCTTGATACTTTTTATTCAGATTTAGTTTCTTCATCTTTTATTTCTTCTGATTCAATATCAATAGTTTTTTCTTTATCGGCAAAATTAATTACAGGAATGTTTACTTCTGTTTTAACATTAAGTTCTTTTAATTCTTTTGGTTTACCATACTTATATTCCCAAAGTAATCTCATATGAGGGAAACTATCTTGAGCCTGTTTAGCAAGTTCTAACCACGCTTTCTCTTCACTTCCAAATACTTTTTTCATGGCACCTAAAGCATAGTTGCCTAGCTTTTTTTCCCTTGCTTTTGGTGGTCTTCCTTGACCTCTATAAACTCCTTTTAAAGCACCATTGTTTGCTCTTCCGTCTTTTTTCTTTTTGTTTTCGTTGTCTACTCCTTCCATAAACCTTTATTAATTAGTTGGCATATAATAGAGTAATTGCCTAAGTCTTGAAATGTATCTAAGAGGGTTTCGTTATTACCTTTACGATTCTTAATAATTAGATTTTTCCAGCGACTTATTTTGTCATTCATTCTAAACCATAAACCATGTAAAGCAAAGTCTTTACCTTCCTTAGTTTCTAGGTTTGCACCAGTGCTTATATTACTAATGCCATAATCTAATTGCTTTTTTGCAAAGAGTTCAAACTGCTCTTCAACAATATTCTCATAACTCTTATATAAGTTAGGCGATTCTTTTTGTAGTAACTTTCTATATTTATTCTGCATATTCTAATTTTTTATCTACCATATTGCTAATAACCATAGTCAATTCATCAACGTCTTTATTGTTAAGATAATTTACTTTGCTCTTAATATATTCTCGCTTAGTATAATTATCCATTTGATTTATTTTATCAATAATCTTTTGTTCCCATACTATTAAATCTTTATTGTAGTTTTTATGAACCTCGTAAGTTCTGAGTGAGTACAAAATTGTAGCGTGATTAACTTCCCAACCATACTTTTTATATATCTTAACAATATTAAATAAAGTCATTCTTTTGTGATTATATAATATATGGTTTAGTAAAGACCTAACCTCGACATATTCTCTTTTTCTAGTCTTGTTAAATATATTTAATCTTGACAATTCAACTATTTTTTCTATTATGTGTTTTGGTGTAATCATGGTAAATAATTTTGTTGAGCCTTGTAATCCTCTAAAGCGTGTAATATTGCACCACAACATTCATAGTGCTCTTCAAATTCATATTGCTCGATTAATATAGGTATTTCGTTTTCTGTTATTACTCTTTTCTTTAGACATAATAGAGTGTCTTCGTAACAATCTAAATAATCTAAATACTGTTCTTCCATTTACAAGGTGTCTTCTACTAAGTAGTTTTCTAAATCAAATTCGTTTCTAATATAGTTTTCATATACCTTTAAAGCATATTCAACTTTTTGCTCACCACTAAAATAGAAATTTTCACTGACATTAAAAATACCAATTTCATTTGTTGGTGATTTATCAATGACAATATACTTAAAATCCTTATAACTTTTGCCAAACAAATTACAATAAATGTAACATTGACTGTCGTAATTATATTTATTGGCACTGTACTTAAACGCTGAACAAATTTGTGTTGTCTTTAAATCTATTAAATACTGACCTAAAACATCTGCCTTAGCTCTAAAAGGGTAGCCCATTAAATTATCAACCATAGGCACTTCAAACTTACTGTTCTCTATAAGTTCACTTGCAGGTTTGCAATTATAAAACCTATCTCTTAATCTTAATGCCTTGTCTCTATCCTTTACAGTAAAGACATCCCACCTTTCTTCTTTGGCGAGTTTATATTCTTTGTTTGCCTTTGTTTTAACATCTAAGAATAAACACTCATTAAATTTATCCTCTTCTAATATACTAGCGTGAAATAAATATCCTTGAGCTAATGCATCCGATTCAGTAGGTAGGTTTATTTGATTTAAGTATTCTAATGGCGATTTAAGTAGTTGGCTTACTGCACTACTTGATAAACAAGCTTTTGCTAAGTAGCCATAATAAAAGCTATCTTGAATTGCTTTTTGTGTGAGCTCATGTCTATCATGCATCTCATTGTCTAGTGTGATAATTGGTTCTTTCATTTTAATTACAATTTAAGTTATACTGATATGAAACATAATACTCCCAACATCCACCCTCTATATAGTAAGTGTAAACCTCATTGTTATAACCGTCTCTGCATAGATAAATATATCTAACTGTATTGTCTCCATACTCTGAATGATAAGGTTCGTCAATAAAAGGTGCTGACGGATAACTGCTCAAATCACAATTATCACTGCAACTAAATAGTGTAAATAAAATTAATGTGTAAAGTATTGTTCTCATATTTCTTTGTTATTCACTCACAAAGTTAATAAAAGAACCGAGATATGCAAATGTTTTTTACATAAAATTCTTTTTCCAAATATCCATACCTACTGCATAGCGTTGTTTGGTATCTGGGTATTCAAGAATCATTTTAGCATTGTTCATGAACCTTGCCATGAAACTAGCTTTTTGTTCGTATTTTTTAGGTTTAAGTATTGGCATATATAAATAACAAATATAAGATATAATGTACTTTAGAATTTACACTTTTTGCAATTCCATTTTTCGCCCATCTGATTTATATATTTTTTAAACTCTTTTGGCTCTTTGTAGTAAGTCCAACGCTTATCATAATATATGCCTGAGACCTTACATTTTTCAAGAGGTATATTCACATCATCATTATCAAAATCGTGCTCTACTTTCAATACTGCTGATTTTTCAGTATGCCAAGAATCACAAATCCTTTCAAGTAATAATCTTTGACCTGTTGGTATCTTGTTAAATTTATATTTAACTTCTATAAGAATAAGAACTTCATTATCGAACTCTAAAACGGCATCAATATCTGACGGATGTAATTTTCCGTTTTGAACACCTGTAAAATCAATGACTTGTTTTACACGCTTTCGATTCCTAATTAGTCCTTTGTTTTCAGTCATTATTATATTCTTTATATACTCTTTGTAGTTTAGCGTGTAGATTATTTTTAAAACAAGATGCACAACTTGTTAAGCTCATTTTTTGATGAAATATTCTATTATATATTCTTAGTAATTTTTGTTGAGTTTGTGGATGTACAGTAGATTTTGCCTCAGTAAAGTATTTATCTAAATATTCATATTCATCTTCTGTTAAGCACTCAGGCTTATAATAAGGAAATAGATAGTTTAGTTTTTCTTTACGTTCATCACAACCACAATCTTCGCCAAGTACCCATTTAGCTACTTTAGCTATTCCTGTTTTTTCAAGTACCTTTTCAACTGTATCTCCTAATCCTTTAGCCTTTGTACTTTTTATACTCTTCTTTACTTTCTTTCCTGATTTTTTCTTTGGCATTTGTTAATGTATTAAATATTGAACTTAAACTTATTTTTGTCTCTTTACTAATATCTCTCATACTCATATTAGTATTTAAATATAACTTAGTTAGCTTCTTATCGTACCAATACCAATCTTCAATAACGCTATCAATCTTGTTATAGAGTGCTTCTAAGTTAACTTTTTTTTTGTAATTATCATTATGTTGCTCAACATCATAAACTATTTGATTCATAATATAACTAAATTTTTCATTGTCTATATCTGAAAACAATACTGTTTTTTTATTTTTATTATAATTAGTAAACTTACTATAATACAAGTTTCTTAACGTAATGTATATGTAAAATGTATTAATTTCAGTTTCATTATACATAATTCTTTTTACATCTTTTGTATAATCATACATTCTAATATACATATCTTGAACTAACTCATTAGCATCATTAGTATCCAATTTAAAACTCTTAGCCATATTTATCCATTCATTATGCCTCTTAGCTAATATGTCAAGTATCTTAGAGCTCATCTTTAAATATTATGTCTCTAAGTTTGTTAAATGAGTTTACAACATGATAGTTACCTTGCCAGTCAGCTTGAAACTTTATTTCGTCTGGCGTAAGCTTTTGTTGTGCTAACGGTTTGTCTCCATCTTTAATTTCTATAAGATAATTGTTACCTGCATATCCTACTATAATATCTGGTGCACCTTTGCCTAATTGATGAGTATGGAGGACAGAGCATCCTGCCTCTCTAATTTGAGAGACAATCTTTTTTTGGTTAGCATCTACTCTTGCTCTTTTTCGCATCTGATATTATCTACACTATCAAAGGGTGTTTGATTGTTGAAATAATATCTGTTTGATTTCCTATGATAAGTTATGCCTTCAATATCTTGTGGATAACCTACCAATTTTTGTTTCTTTATTTTTTGACTACCAAACGTAACTTCAGTGTTACTAAAATCTAAAGCTCTATTTGGTCTCCATACAAAAAGTACATTATCACTTTTATCTGCAAATGTACCACCACCTTTAATCGTGTTGACATCTGGTTTTCTATATCTACCATTATCATCTTTTTGTGGTGTAACTTGGTGTGCAACTAAATGAACAGAGATTTTATTCTCTACGGCAAACCTTTTTAACTCACTCATAAATCTACTTATGTATAAATCTTCCCTTTCGCCTCTTTGCATTCTGTGTTGTACAGTATTGTATGGGTCAATAATCAATGAACGTATGCCTTTTGTTTTTACTAAAAACTTAGCTCTTTCAAATATGTCTTCTAATTTATAACTTTTTTTTGGATATATAATAAAAAAATGCTTTTTCATAAAATCCATACCTTGTTTAAATTCAGCTTCACTCATATAATTGTTTTGGTAAAAAGGGTCTGAACTTTTGCCTATGTAACATTCTATTAAGTCATGAAAGAAATCATTTATTGGCATATTCTCTGGACTAAACACTGCAAACTTCCAACCATCGTGAAATGCCTTTAAAACTGATAGCTGATTTAAAAACATACTTTTACCCTCATTCTGATAACCAGTCCAAATATTTACCTCACCATTTCTCCACGTCCATGCCCTATCAATAGCTTCAATATGTGTTGTAGAACCTCTCTCTTGTCCGTTTCTATAACCATCTAACATACTATCGTATATATCA